GCTTCGTTTACCTCACCTTCTTTAATAAGAACCGGATACTTTTTACCTTCGAATTCAAATTCTTCTAGACCTTCGTCTTTAGCTTTTTTGGCTGCAGCTACAAATGCTCTACCCTCTTGTACAGCTTCTTCGATTGAAGCTCTTACATTTGGTTCTCTCATTACAGCGTCTAGGAAAGAAATAACATCATCAAATTCAAAACCATCATTATAAAGATCTTGTGCAATTGCTACAAAAGCCATTTTAAAATTATTTAGCTCTGTATTATTAATAAGACTTGAGATTCTTTTCATTTCTGATGATGAAAGTCTTTCTGTAACCGCTTCAGCTTCATTTGCAAATTCTTCAGCGTTTTCTTTGTCTTCTTTATCTACTGATTCAACATCAAATTCTTCGCCGTCAACCTTGAAAGTCTTTTCACCCTTAGCAATAGCTTCAGCTCTTGCAGCACCAAATGCATTGCCTTCATTAGCAAACTCTTCAGCGTTTTCTTTATCTTCAGCATCTACGTCTTCAACTTTAAAAGTTTCTCCGTCTACTTCAAATTCTTTTTCGCCTTTAGCAATAGCTTCAGCTCTAGCAGCACCAAACGCATTACCTTCACCTAGAAGTTCTGTAAAAAATGTATCTACATCTTCTTCATTTAGATCATTGATATTTGCAACATTATATTTTTGGAGCAGCTTGTTAAATTCAGAAACAGTGCCTTCTCTTTTGACGGCTAGCTCGTTCTGTCTAGCGTCTTCTTTTAGCTGAGCTTGTAGTTGGCTAAAGCTCTTGAATGATTCAATTTTTTTCATTGTATAATGATACTTTATTTTAATAGTATAATACCTTTTGTTATATATCGCCTAGAAAATTAACTTTTTTAACTTCATAACTGAACTTTTCTTGGCGATAAATCTTTTTACGTTCATGACCATGGCGATATAAATAGTTCTGCCATTCCTCAAAACAAAGATTATCAACAAAGTCAATAATGTTAACTGAATCTTTTGATTCGTGTTGACGTAGGCCTCGGCCAATTGATTGGCGGATAATAACCTCTGATTTGAATGATTCCGTGAAGAAGATATTGTGTATTTTCTTAATAGAAATACCAGTTGAAAATGTACCATAACTGGCTACAATTACAACCTCATCGCCCTCTTCCATCTTTTTTTTATATTCTTCCCTGATATCCTTATCAGTATTACCATCTACATAATAGACTTTTTTGTCGCTGCGTTGACGTAGTAATTCATATAGCTTTTTGCCGTGTTCAATCCTATGAAAAAGCACCAAGGAATTGTTTGATATTTTTGAAATTACTTTTGTAACAAAATTGAGACGACCGGTTGAGTTAATCACATAGTTTTGTTCTAATGAAAAAACATCTTTGTTCTCATACTTATTGGTAGCCAATTCCATGAACGCTTGCTTAGCAGATTCAGGTGCATAGTTCATTTCAATAATCTTAACATTACACCCAGCAATGTGACCTTCTTGTTGTAAGAAGTTTGCCTTAATTTCTGTAATAAGCGGACCCGTCTGTGCCATGAGTGTTAGCTTGTCCAATGAGTTTTCTTTAGGAATTGTACCAGAAAGACCATACTTGTATTTTGCCATGCGGCACTTTTCAAGAATCGTTTTAATTGAGTTTGATTTCGCCTTGTGTGTTTCATCCACAATAACCGCATCAAATCCATCAAAGAACTCTTTTGGCTTCTTGACCAAAGACTGGTATGTACCAATGACAATGTTGCGGTTCTCTTTTATCTTTTGACCGGAATAGATTTGTTGAATAAGCATCTTAACTCTATTCTCATGGTTGTATTCGCCAAAGTCTTCGGTTGCCTGAACAACTAGTGATACGTTTGGTACAATGAATAGGATACGTGTGGCTTTTTGCTTTTCAAGCATATATGCCACTGTTAAAAATGAAATAAGTGTTTTACCAGCTGACGTTGCCAATTCTGATAGGGAACGCCTAAACTTTAAAATATTAAATGCTGCTTCAATCTGGTAGTCGCGTGGCTTGATGCCGTCTGGGTGATCTTGAAAAAAATCAATAGCCCAATTCTCAAAGCTCTCTGCCGAAATATCTTTATCAAACAATCTAGTGATACCGTTGATTTTGATATCATACCTATATTGTTTGCAAATCTTTGTAATCTCCTGCCATAAACCTGCAGGTACCCACTTATCGTCCTTTACATAAGAGACATAGCCATCCCACACCCCTTTCTTAACCAATGGATTAAAACGCCAAGCGTCAATCCTTCGAGTAAGGGATATCTTCAACTGCTCTAACTCAAGTTCAGTTATATCATCAATACGTAAAAACTGATTGTCATCAGTGAGTGTTAGTTCCATGCATAATGAAACTGTTTTTATTTTCGTTACAGTCCCTGTAGTTGAAGCTTGTTACGAACGGCCCAACTCATATTATCTAGAGTCTTAACCGATTCACGCAAGAAATCCATCTGCGTTTCAAGTAAGCTTAGTACCATTGAGTCGTCCGACATGTCGGCTTTCAAAAATGATTCCTTCTGCTTATCAGTTAGTTTATAATCGTATTCAAAGTATTTGACATACGATGATTTGTATATTTTAGCAAGCTTTGCTTCTTGCTGTTTAATCTTAATGTTGAGTTGTGCGATTTGTTCAATGATAATTTGTCTATAAGACGGAATAAGTACCATTGCCTCATTCAGGTCATCAACGTTCTTAAATGATTTTGCAAGCTCTCTAATTTTGGCAGTCCATTCCTGACGCTGGTCATTTAGATATGTGTCTATTTTTATTACTTTATTTTCTGACATTAGAACAGTGATGATTTATTGTTAGACTTTGGGGTCCATGGATTTGCCCTTAACTTTTTCTTCATCTTTGGTTTGTCAAACTTAATTTCCTTGCTTTTATATTCAGTACAAAGGTTATCAAATTCTACAAACATTTTCAAATCATTATGCTTTTCACTTTCGTCGTAAAAATCATCTAATTCATCTTGCATCATTAATTCAAAGTCAATCATATGTACAGTGCATCAAGTTTAGAGTCTGTAAAATAATTGCCTATATTTTTTAGTGCTGGTGACTTTAATTCATAGCACTTCATTACCAAGTCGTTTAGGTCCTTGATATCCTCAGTGTATATATTTAGCCCACTTTCTTTCAAGAATTTTGACCACATAAACACAGATTTATTACGCTTAAGCTTTTCAATCATCTTTGTCTTACCTGTCTCGTCATTATCAAACATATAACGAGTCGTTGGTATTTCATCTAATTCTGTAGTTGAACGACCGGCTGTTGCTAAAGCTAAAGAATTATGCATAAACATGGCATCAAGGGGTCCCTCAAAAATGGTAACCGGTCGTGTCATATCAATACGCATAATATTAAAAAGTGTAGATATCTTATTGATTGATATAAGCTCTTCGCCTTCGTATGGGAATTCAATACCCATCTCGCTATAAAGTTTACCCATATCATACGTAAGATATCTTGATTTATATTTGCCAAGCTTTCTACTTTGGCATCCAAGTATTTTACCGTCTTGTGTCTTATTTAAAATCCAAAGATTCTGACCAAATGACGAATAAAGAAACTCATCTGACTTTTGATGCAATCCACGATTCTTTAAATAGAACCAAGCATAATCACCAACCTCTATTGATTTAGCACCAAAGTATTTTTTAAAGTCTTCTACTTTAATTGCAGATTCAGCAGCTTTAACATAGATACCGTGCTTCAGCGTTTCAATCTGTTGTACCTCGGTCTTCTTGGTCTTGATATACTCAATAATTGTAATTGAGTCATCACCACCCCGCATTCTAAGGTTATGATCACGTAATAGTTTATTTAGGTCACCATGCTCACCACAGTTATAACAGTGGAATTGTAGGGTGTCCCAATAAAGGTTGCATCGCTTTTTGGTTACGTCAGTTGAGGAGTCTCCACAATAAGGACAAGCCAGCGTCAAACGACCTGGCATCTCCTTAATCATTTGCTTAGAGGGGTGACCGTGTTCTTGCACGGCCACCTCTTTAACTAAGCTTCTAATTCTATTTTTGAGTTCCTCAGTGAGATTAGATGTCGAGTCCATTCAAGAATGAATCAAGGTCATCGTCATCACTTACGTTTGATGTACTACCGCTTGCAGTTGCATCAACGTTGTCCAAGTCAAATGATTCGCTAGCCATTTCAGCCGCTTTTGGTGCTGATTTTGCAGGAGCTGCAGATACAGCGCCCATAGCACGACCTGGGTTTGAAATGTATTGGCCAAGAACTTGGTTTACAAAGTCACGAGTTTGGTCATCCCATGGCTTGTACTCGTACACTGAAAGTGAAGGAGCTGCATCCAATTCAGTCTTGATAGCTTGCATTGATTCTTGATTGCGTTCAGCCGGTTTTTCACCAACCATGATTGCAGACGTCGAAGCAGAAAACTTTGACTTATCATAGTTGTTGTACTCACCCTGACGAGTAATAATCAATTCAAAGTTCTTGCCTTCAAAAAGGTCAAATACTTGAGTTGGCTCGCCAAATGCTGGTGACAATTCCTCGTCAATCTTCTCTTTGATCTTGTAACCAAACTTGAATACCATGTATTGGCCTTCTAGAGCTGGGTTCTGAGGATCTTTAATAACTTTGATCAAAGCGTAATATTGTTCGCGACGCTTTAGACGCTCAGACATTTTACGGTCTACCGCTGAGTCTGATTTGCGGAGACGGAAGAACGTGTCCTGGATAGGGCACTTTTCACCCACTGAAGTTGGAGAGTCGACTAGACGACCAGAACCTGAAGGGTCTGTCAACCAGTGTACGTACTTTCTAACAAGTGATTTGCGTGGGTTTTCTGGATTAGGTACGAAGCGGATAAGTGCTTTGTAAGTACCGTCCTTGCCATCATCGGCTGATGGTTTGTAAACAACTTCAGTAGTTGAAGAAGCTGCTTGGTTGTGAGTTTCAACATCGTTGACGCTCAAGTTGAAAATGTCAAAATCTGCCATAATTCCTTTAATACTTTAATTTAAATTGTTGAACTTTAAAATCGTTAAATACCTTTAGAGTAACTTAACACTACTTATACACCAAACCTGAAAAAAGTTTCAAGCTTGTCTTATCACATGCGTGAATATCTAGCTCCGGCTTCGTCGATCCAATCACCGTTGTCGGTCTTAGTCAAACCAGCTTTAGCTAAAAAAGATAACATCTCTGCTTCAGTGATTCTATTTTCAAGAACCATGATTTCAAGAATATCTTTTAGAGTACTTAGGTATGTTGCATTAATCATATCTTATATATCTTTTATATTATTATACTATTTTTTAAAAAAGTTTCAAGCTAATGAAACAAAACCCCCAATATGCTCATATAAGTTATGGTTTTATGCCTGAGGGTAAAATACAATTTAAAGGGTTTGAGCATAAGACATAATAAAGTAAGCATCTACAAGGTCATCTAAGGGCTTCATAATCTTTTTGTCCTCTTTGAATTCTTGACAAAAGTTCCAAAGACCTGATTCAATATTTGATGTATCATTGATATAAACATACCACATGTCCATCTTCTTCATGTTACCTTTACCAGCATGTTTCTTAATACTTGTAGGGGCGAAGACTTCAAGTTGAGTTACATTAAAGCGATCAATCAAATAAGATTTAAGTATAGAGCTGGCGGATGCTAAATCAATAAGAGAGTTGGTTCCGAATCTTGAGGTGCCATAAGAAGAACCTTCAAAAAAGATTTTATACTCTTCTTCTGGATTGGTATTTTCTGCAATAATATTACATATACCTTCAGCAATATCACGGTGTCTCATGACCCTTGCCATTTCCTGTTTATCAATGTTTGGCTCTGGTTGATATATTAAAGTAACATCATCAAGTAGGTTCATTTCCTCTTGAAGCTTTTGTTCTTTTTTTGTACCAGTACCTGGTTTTAGATATGAGATATAATATGGCTTTCCATCTTTAAGAAGACAGATGCCTGGAGAGTTGATCGAAAAATCGATTGCTATTAAATTCAAATTAGATTCTTTTACCAAGACTAGCACCTAGTGCAGCACCAACAAGTCTTGAAGTTAACAGATCGTAAAAAATACCTTTTTCAATACCTAGTACTTTAGCAACAATCTTGCCGACAGATTTACCTAGGGCAAAACCTGTAAGACCACCGATAATAGAACCAAGGATACCCTCATTAGTTACCTCTTCATTAAAAGCTGCTAGGTCGTATGAACCATCTTCTTTTTTGTATTCTGCTAGAAATGCTTCAATAGCTTCATCAACTTTAGCTTCTAGTTCTGGAGTCCACTCCTGTTGTAGAGATTCGTTCAAAGACTGCATGTCTTTTTCAGTTACGGCTTGTTCTTCTAGGTATTTTAAAAAAGTCTTCATCTAAATATTCTGTATTTGATATTTTATATATCAGTCTAATTCATTAAGTAAATTAAACTTATTGTAGAAGAATGTTATATTGAATGTTGAGAATTCTGCAATATTACTTGCCATGTTTAATTCTAGCTCTGAAATAGAGTTCATAATTGGCTTCTCAAATACAGCAGACATTACGTGAATACCTTCAGCATCTAGGATTTGAAGCTTAAAGTCATCAATATATTCATTTGTATTTGCTCTATTGTAATGGTATAACAGAGTGTCTGACATAATCCAATAGTTAATAAAACCGTCCAACAACTGCATTGTTACAGTAACTTCTCTATTGATTAGGTTTTGAATTGGTTGGTACCCGCGTTTATATGTGATTGTACCATCGTTAGGTGCTTGTTGAGCTGGATCGAATGAAACACCAGGTATAGCAAGTCCCTGAATTGTGTAGTTAACAAAATCAATAGGTTCCTCAATAATGTTACCTGGCATTCTGTTAAGATACGGTCTGTACTTATCAGCTACCTCTTGCGGTACAAAGTTCTTTGGAAACTTAAAGTTAAATAAATTACTTCTTGAGTTGAGTATCATATCAAGATTTAGAATTTATTTATTTCTGGAAGCG